TACATCAAACCAAGAGTTCAATGATCTCAAGAAGATATTAGGTCTTCAACAAGGTAAGGATTATCAAGATGTTTCTGAGCTTCGCTACGGTCGTCTTATGATTATGACTGATGCCGATAATGATGGTTCCCATATCAAGGGTCTCATTCTCAATATGATTCATTATTTCTGGCCATCTCTTCTCAAGTTGGGTTTTGTAGTCTCAATGGTGACACCAATCATCAAAGCGACGAAGGGTGGTCAATCAAAGTCATTCTATACCGATTCTGCTTTCAGAGCTTGGTATGGCAATGGACAACCTGGTTGGAAAATCAAATACTACAAGGGTTTAGGTACGAGTACAAGTGCCGAGGCTCGAGAGTATTTCAAGAAGATTCAGGATCTCACCGTCAAGTTTGATATGGATATCATGACAGACAAATCCATTGTCCTCGCATTTGACAAGAAGAAGGCAGATGACAGAAAGTCCTGGCTATTAGAAAGTACTGCAAAAGATCCAAAAGAATTGGAAGTTCCCTATGGTAGTGTGAAAAACTTGAGCATCACAAACTTTGTTCGTAAAGACTTGGTCAATTTCAGTTTGGCAGACTTGAAGCGTTCTATCGCACACATGGCAGACGGTCTCAAACCTTCACAGAGGAAGGTCATGTATGCCTGCTTCCACAAGAATCTTAAGGATGAAATGAAGGTGGCGCAATTAGCGGCGTATGTTGCTGACAAGTCTGCGTACCACCACGGTGAAGTGTCCCTTGCGGATACCATCGTTAAGTTGGCAAATGACTATACAGGTTCAAATAATATCAATCTCCTTGAGCCATGTGGTCAGTTCGGTACTCGTCTCATGGGTGGCAAAGATGCTTCTCAAACGAGGTACATCTTCACAAAGTTGACCAAGGAGGCTCGTAAGATCTTTGATCCCCGGGACGACCCAATTCTCAACTATCTTGATGATGATGGGCGTGCCATTGAACCAGACTTCTACATGCCAACTCTTCCAATGGTTCTCGTAAATGGAACCGAAGGTATTGGTACAGGTTTCAGTTGCTACGTTCCACCATTCAATCCAAAGGATATCAAGGAGAATATTGGGAGAGCTTTGAGTGGTATGTCTCTCAAGGAAATGACACCGTGGTTCCGGGGATTCAAGGGTAAAGTGTTCAAAGAAGATGGTACTTGGATTACCGAAGGTTTGTGGAAAGATACCGGTTCAAGACTTAAGATTACCGAGCTTCCACCTGGTCGATGGACCCAAGACTACAAGGAGTACCTCGACACTCTCGTGGAAAAGAAGGTGATTACAAACTTTACAAACAACTCAACAACCGAAGATGTTGATTTTGAAATATTTGGCTACTCGGGTAAGGACTTGATCAAAGATCTCAAGTTGAGAAAGTCTTTCCATACATCGAATATGCATCTCTTCCATCCAATGAAGGGAATCTACAAGTACTCGAGTCCCGAAGAAATTCTCACAGACTTTGTAAAACTTCGTGTTGATCACTATATCAAGAGAAAGGAACATCTTATCAAAGTACTTGAAGTTAGATCCAAGATGTGTGGATACAAATCAAAGTTTGTGACAATGGTGATCGAAGGACAAATTGTAGTCTTCAAGCGTAAGAAGGATGATCTTGAAAGACAACTCTCTCAAATCTTCCCGAAAATCAATGGCACGTATGACTATCTTCTTAACATCAAGACTGTGCAATATACTGAAGAATGTGTCCGGGAACTACTCAAGGAATCAAAGCAGGCTAGGGAAGAACTTGAAGTTATGAAAAATACATCACACATTGACATGTGGAAAACGGATATTAAAAATATGTAAGCAATAGTAGGTATGGGTGAAGCTGCGAAAATTTCGCTCAAGGCTATTGGTAAGCAAGATACTTACTTGCTTTCCGATGATCCAGACGAATCATTCTTTAATTACGCCACCAACAAAAGACATTCCGAATTTAGGAAATATCACAGAAATAAAAATGTTGTAAATCCAGGTACAAAAACTACGTGGCCTTTTGGTGAAACTATAAAAGTTCAATTTAATCCAAGAAATATGGGTGACCTATTGAGTAATATGTACTTAAGTATAACTATGCCGGGTATTGGCGATTACGCTAGTAATAAAAATTATGCGGATCAATTGGGTAGACACATTCTTAAAAGTGTGACTATGTACGTAGATGATATAGAAGTCGAGAAAATAGACGATGATTGGGGTATTATATACGATGAACTTTATCTAGAAATATCAGAAAAAGTAGCAAATAGATTTCTTGTAAATAGAAACCTTGGATATGATGACGCGCCAACAAATGCGAGTGTAGCTCAATATGATTCAGATTTGGTGATCCCTATCCACTTTTTCTTCTCGAGAAAGTTTGCTGGTGACGAATATGGTACGAATAAACCAAATAGACCTTATTTTCCTATATGCGCGATATACAAACAAAAAATTGAGTTTGAATTTGAATTTCATAAACAAACATTTTTTACAAACACAAATGATACACTGACACTACAATCATTCAATGTTGTTACTGAAGAAATCACTGTAAGTCCCGAAGAACGAAAATTTCTCACATCTGAGAGACAGACGATGATCACAGATTTGGTAAGAAAACATCCAAGTATTGTGAGTGATCTTAACAGAAATGTAATTAGAAACAATTTAGTTCCAAATATTCCTGTGAAGTGTATTCATTGGTTCATAAGAAATGAAGCATTTGAAAATGCGGATGACGCCGAAGGCACTGGATCCGGTGGTGAATACCTCTATGAAAACAGGTTTAACTTTTCCGCAACTTTGGATTTCCAAGGTGAAAACACAACATTGTATCCTATAATGAAAGACGCCACCTTTTACATAAATGGAAACAAGCTTCCTAATGTAACAAAAACCGGTCATGAATATTATAAATATCTTGTGCCTCATCACACGAGATTGTCGAGACCAATTAGAAATATTTACACTTATAGTTTCTCGATGAATCCGGTAAATGTAGAACCATCGGGAAACCTAGATTTTAGTGCAATACAATCGGATAAAACAAACATTGAAATTACATTAGACACAGATTCTGGTATAGATATTTCTACAGAAACTTTCTCTTTGAACATGTACTATACCGGATACCAGACTTTTGTTTTCGACCAAGGTTTTATGTCACTTGCTTATTAAACAAAGAATCTCTATTGTCCGAAATGTAGTCAATGATGTTATTTTTGATACACCATTTGATGAAATTCAATTGAGCCAATGTCGTTTGAATTTCATGAGATGTACCTGGTACAACATATGAAAACTTTTGTGATCTACAAAATGGATCAAATAGTTGCTTGCTATAACCGTTAAGAGATGACTTATATGCACAATGCACAGTAAAAAGTTTTCCATCTCCAGTTGTGTATGTTGTATGATTCTTCTTTGCATAATTTGTGATAAACCACTCCAAGTTTCGGAGAGAAATGCCACTTGTCTTGTCCAATATAGTTAATAATGTAGTTCTATTCTTCTCTTCATTGTAAAAGTTGTTGATGGATGTTAGTAGAATATCGTTTTTGCTCATTACCATATTAGATACCCAAATCTCTAAGCCCCGTCCCAGACATACACCCTGGGCAGCACGGATCATAAACCTTTTCCGGACCATGGGTGTGGAGATTTGTACTTGAAATGGATTTGTTCTGGTTTAGACGCGCCCCTTGCGCCGCATGTCTTGAACAATATCCACCATACATACCCCTAAATGTACATCTCTGACCATTGTTTTTTGTACCTTTACACGTGGTACTAGTATATGTTTCTGGTAAGTCTTTCAAAAGAATGTCAAGTGAAATGCCATGCTTCTTTGAAAGAACTTCGGCATATTCGTTGAGTACAGAGTTCAAACGATGTTCAACCTCTTCGTCAACTAGCTTTGTAATCTTCTCATAGAGACTCATTCTTACTAGTACTTTGCTCGTAGTTTTTAAATAAGTCTTCAACTGATTCTTCCTTTTTCATTCTAGCCTCCTTAAGGCGAGACCTCAGAATGGCAAGGGTTCCGGTTTCTTCTAAACCAAGACGCTTACATTCGGCAATGAGATCATCTTTCTTCATGGTACTCAAAGCTGGTTCTCTCTTTGGTTTTGGTGGTTTGTGTTGATTGATAATTTCGCCAAAGATTTCTTCCTTCACATTCTCATACAATGGATCCAACAGGTCACAGACGGGGTTGAGGAACTTATTGAGGAAATAATAGTGATAATCAACAGGTACGCCATGCTCCTCTACATATTTTGGATCTTCGGCTTTTTCGTACGCTTTGGCTTTGGGATCTTGAGTTTTTGTGAGAAGATAGGGAACCCGATCACCAGATTGTGGCTCAGACCCAGGCTTTCTTTGGCGCATCTTCGTAACAACTTGAACATGCGATTGATTGATATTGACACTCTCAGAACTCGTCACAGACACATTTTTGCCAGCAACCTTGTACGTGTCCGCCAGAGATTGACTCAAGACCAGTTTTTCATTTGGAACATCACCAGACAAAAGCTCAATTGCTCTTTCCTTGGCAAGTTCTTTCGGGGGTCCAGGGTCACTTGATGTTAGAACTACATCAAGGAGTTCCTTACAAACTTCGCGGACGTGGGGTGTATTGTCTCTTCGCACCAGTTGAAGACCCTTCACATCAATGTAGTCCATGTGCATATTCCCGTCCTTACCTTTTGTCCAAAGTTTGGCTGCGTAACGCTTCTTACTGTAGAGGAAATAGGGCCAATAAACCTTTTCAAGTTCCAAGTTGTTCGGCTTTTTGAAGAGGGCACTACATTCTTCCGCGGCTCTCTCACCAACTTCCCAACTGTAGGCAATGGCTTCCTCACCCTTGCGATCTCCAACATCAAATTCAACCATAACTGAGTCAGTGTCTCCATACCTTACCTTTGAACCGGGGAAGTGCTTTTCAACATAGTTCTTCGTCTCTTCAATCATCGCACGACCCTTTGAGGTCGTAGTAGAAGCAATCGGAACACATGGAAGGATACCCTTACCAGCTCCAGTGAAACCATAGACGGAGTTCATACTGATCTTATAGGCGAGCTGCTTACCATTGTAGACTTCCTTCATAAAACCAGTAGCTGCCGCCATATCCTTTTTGGCTTGCTTGCGAAACTGCTTCAGTTCAAGAAGAATTGCCGGTAAGAGACTTGGTACATCTTGAGCAAACTTATAAGTTCGATCAGCAATCTTGAATGTTTCGTAGGTAATTCCTGGTACATTTCCATAGCGCTTTTCATCCATGACATATGAAGAGTAGCAGAGATTGTGCGCCATCATGATACTAGGATACAGAGACTCAAAATCAAGGGCTGTAATTGGAGTATAGTACGCACCCTTTTGAGCCTCAAGAACTGTAGCACCTTCATACGGTTCTTCGGGGATAGCACCGTAGCGAATGGTTGGAACCATGAAGCCCAATTCCCTCGCCTTCTTTGTCAGCTGTGAGAATACCTTGATTTGCTGACCACGCTCAACAAGGAATGGAACCGGTACCCATGTTGCCTTTGCCATCTCTACCAAGTTTAGCAATGTACAGAGCTTCTTCATGAGTCTGTGGGGAAGGAGTGTATCCTTAATACAATACTCGGCAACTTCCCGTAATTTAACTGGATCTTCTTCAACAAATCTTGCGAACATTTCTTTGGGTGGCATGTCAATCTTTTGATCCCCGAGATACAACTTGGATACATTATCCAATTTG